ACGAAGCATGGTTGCCCATTACGACAACAGCAAAGGCAACGGCGCCCCATTGTCGGGCATGGTTCGAGGCAACTTAGTGCAAGGCCGTGAAACCAGTTGGCGCACCGATCAAGTACAAAAGGGTTACAAAATTAAAGTAGGTGTACGCCCCAGCCGTGAACGCTACGTAGATTTCAACCGCGGCGGTTACACCGAACAGGTGGTTTTTGGTGCCAAGCCTTACCGGCTTATGGTGGTGCAATCAACAGACCCAGCAGGCGTGATCTATGACCATGCCGGGCGCAACGTAAGCAGCTTGTTTGTCGCCAACCTTACAAAAGAGGAAGGCAACCAACCGCGTGTAATTGACAAGGCAGTAACTAAGAACCGTGACGCCGTGCAACAAGACATACAATCGGTTATTACCGACGTTGAAAAACGCACGAACACGCAACTAAAGCAGAGGGTAAAATAATGGCAATTAACATACCGATTATTACGTCGTTTGTTAATACTGGTATTCAGGCTGCCGACAAACAACTAAAGAAATTTGGTACTAGCGCGCAAGCCGTTGCCGGCGCAGCTGGCGGTTTGTCTATTGCGTTTGCAACTGTAAAAAGCGTTATTGGCCCAGCGATTACCGCGGCGTCAAACTTGCAAGAAAGCATGTCAAAGGTAAATGTTATTTTTGGCAAGGGTGCGGGTGAGGTAGAAAAGTTTGCAGCGAGCGCGGCCCGAAACCTTGGGCAGTCGAAGCAATCGGTTTTGGACGCTGCCGGGGCGTTTGGCACGTTTGGTAAAGCAGCGGGTTTAGGTGGCCAAGACTTAGCGACATTTAGCAATGACTTTACGGCCCTTGCAACCGATCTAGCGTCGTTCAATAACACAAGCCCCGAGGAAGCCGTACAGGCCATTGGTGCCGCGTTACGTGGCGAAGCCGAACCTTTGCGCCGTTTCGGTGTTTTGCTCAATGACGCAACGTTAAAACAAGAGGCGTTAAACCTCGGAATTTACGACGGCAAAGGTGCATTGACGGCACAACAAAAGATTTTGGCCGCACAATCCGCAATTTACAAACAGACAACAGATGCCCAAGGCGACTTTTTGCGAACCAGCGACGGGTTAGCAAACAGCCAACGTACGTTAAGCGCCGAATTTGCAAACATACAAGCACAACTAGGCCAAAAATTGTTGCCGTTAATGGAAGACTTTACGCAATCGTTATTAAACATTAGCGATTGGGTGCGACGTAACCCGCGGGCGTTTGGCATTATTGGCGAAGGTTTAGGCACAATCGCAACCGAAGCCTTTAAAGCGTCTAGCCGTATTGCCGTTTTCGCTTACCAGTTAATAGGCCTTGTTTCCAATACTGTTGAAGCCGAAAAGGCAACGGGCGCCTACAACGAAAACCTAAAGCGATCTACAGCTGCACACATTCGAGGCGTAGACGCCGCACACGAATTTAACAAAAGCCTTAAAGACACCGAAGTAAAAACAGGTGGCGCGTCTAAAGCAATTAACGAACTTTACGACGTCATTAGCGACAAACTAACCGACGCCCTAGAGGACGCTAAAGACCAATTAACCGACGCGCAAGAAGCCTTTGCAGATTTTGGCAAATCCGTAGCAACCAGCATTAGCGAAGGATTTAATTTTGCTAGCGCTAAAGAAGCAGGCGACGAAACAGGCGCCGGGTTTTTGGAAGGTTTGCGCGATCAGGTGGCAGGCGTTCGAGAGTATGCCCGCAACGTGGAATTGTTGTTACAGCGTGGCCTTAGCGAAAACGCGTTACAAGCCGTTTTAAACGCTGGCGCCGACGCGGGCGCTGCCATTTCAGCCGAACTTATTGCAGGCGGTCAGGAAGCCATTACAGGCCCGGGCGGTGTAAACGAACTGGTAGCAACCGTTCAGGGCGTAGCAGACAAACTAGGGCTTGATACCGCAGGCCGTTTCTACCAAGCGGGCGTAGACCAAGGGCAAGCGCTGGTTGCGGGCTTAGAAAGCGTTTTAGCCAAATATGAAAAGATACTTAAAAACCCAAAACTAACAACTAAGCGCCTTGAAAGTTTGTTAGGTCAAGCCCAAACCGAAGTTGCGTTTACGCAAATAACCGCAGGGCAAACCATTGCTACCCCAGCACCAACAGCTGCACAAATGACCAGCATTGCCGAACATCAAGCAATGCGCGGCGTAACCCAAAACTTTACGGTCAACGTCACCGGCGGCATGGCAACCAGCGCCGAAATTGGGCGCGTAACACAAGACGGCCTACGCGCATTAGCCCGCCAAAACGGGCCATTAGACATACCAATAGCAGGTTTTAGATAATGCCCGGCAGCACCATAACCCAAGCAGGAAACTACAGCCTTTTTATTGACACCGGTTTTAACGTAAACGCGTTTGTATTAGACGACTACTTAAAAGGCGTTTTAGATAACACAACCTTTGTACTTGACGGCACCGACGACTACGCCAACGTAACCAACAGCACCACGCAAGTAAGTATTCGACGCGGCAGACGCGACCAAGGCGACCAATTCGTAGCCGGCACAATGACATTTACCATATTTGACACCGACGGCATTTTTAACCCATTTGACGACACAGGCCCGTATTACAACACGCCCGAAGCGCTGCCGGGTTTAGCACCGTTGCGACAAGTTTATTTTGTGCGTTACGACGCAAGCAATAACCCCGAATACCTTTTCCGTGGACGGGTTGTTAATTACAACTATAATTTTGATCTATTCGGGTTGGACACGGTTACGGTTTACTGTTCAGACGATTTTTACCTATTAGGTCAAACCTACATGGACGAACTAAACGTAACGGTACAAACGTCCGGGCAACGCATAACTACGGTTTTAGACCTGCCCGAAGTTGACTACCCAACAGGTGCAGCGCGCAACATTAACGCAGGCACCGTAGACCTAGGCCACGACAGCGCTTACACGGTGCCGGCAGGAACCAACGCTTTAAATTACTTAACGCAAATAAACCAAACCGCCGAATTTGGCCGCCTGTTTATGTCACGCGATGGAGTTTTAACCTTTACGCCTCGAGTGGGGCAAACCCTTAGCGGGTCTGTAGCCGATTTCCATGACGACGGTACCCAAATACCTTTTGACGCGCTAGGCATTACATTCGAGGCAGACGCCGTAACCAACCGCGCATACATAGAAAACCTAGGCGGGTCAAACGCAACAGCCAACGACCTAGCAAGCCAAGCTTCGTTTTTCGTGCAAACCAACAGCATTACAAACAGCCTTTTAGACAACAGCGAACTAACCGACGCCGCAACCTACCTGTTAAACCCTACGCCCGAACCGCGCTACAACAGCGTAGAAACTGTCCTAGGCGCGCTTACAACAGCCCAACGCGACACGGTGGCCATAGTTGACATTAACGACACAATAACCATAGAAAAGACTTTCCAAACAGGGCTTACAACCACGGTACTTGCCCAAGAATTGAGCGTAGAGGGTGTAGAACATGAAATAACGCTAGACGGCCACCGGGTACGGCTGTTTACTAGCCCCACGGTAATTGTGTACGAACTAATACTTGATAACGCAGAATTTGGAACGATAGACACAAGCAACGTGCTTGGTTAGATTAGGATATTTAACTATGGGAGTTAACGCAACAACATTTGTACCAACATATGTAGCCGGGGAAATTTTAACGGCTGCAGATTTGAGCGTAACGAATAGCGGTATTCCGGTATTTGCAACGACCGCGACCCGTGACGCGGCGTTTGGTGGCACAGGTGAAAAGGTGCTTGCCGAGGGACAGTTTGCGTTTACAGAGGACACGAACACAACTTGGTTTTATACGGGTGCGGTTTGGTCGCCTATTAGTGGAAACTTTGCTACAGCACAAACGAACAGCGCACAAAACACAACAAGCACTACCTATGTGGATTTGGCAACGGTTACCTCGGTAACAGTTATTACTGGCACAAGCGCATTGTGTATTTGGCATGCTGCAGGAAACAACGCAAGCAATAACGCAGGTGTATACGTTTCGGTCGCTGTTTCAGGTGCGACAACGGTTGCTGCCAGCGACACCATCGCAAACTATTTGCAAGTACCGTCATCATCTTTAGGCATTTATTTTCCAATTCACAGCGGACACATTTTTACAGGTCTAACCGCAGGTAGTAACACGTTTACATTGAAATATCGCACTAATCCGGGCACAGCAACTTTTGACACAAGAGGAATACAGGTGTTGGCGTTATGAACAGTTTTCAACTTATGGCAGCAGGTCTTGATTTAGGGTATGACATTTCGCTAACTATCGAAGCCGACGGGTCAATGTGGACTGGCACCGATGACGCTCGAACCGATCTAACCGCAACACAAATAACCGCGATCAAAAAGCGCGCCAAAGAACTTGAAACAGAAAAAGTGTCAGCAAAAGAAGCAGTACTAACAAAACTTGGTTTAACTGCCGACGAAGTAGCAGCGCTACTAAGTTAATGAAATGGCGTTATTTTGTCGGTTACGCGCTTTTGGTTGGCGTAGTAGTTTGGGGTTGTAGTGGTTGCACAGTTTCTAAAACGAATATCGAGTACCAATGCTTTACAAAGGCCAGTTGTGAATAAAACACCCGAACAACACCACGCTTCACTAATCGTATTTGTAGGCCGCCTAATGGCATTGTGCTTTACGTTTACCGTCATGGCGTTTATTTACGGCATTTTGTTTGTAGACCAACCAACAGAACAGGCCCCCACCGACGCGCAACTCATTGACCTTTTAAGCACGTTGCTTGTGTTTCTTACTGGCACACTTAGCGGCCTTGTTGCTTCCAACGGTCTTAAAAGCAAACCAAACAGCCCAACCGAAGGGTAATAATGATCGCTAAAGCCAAACCCGGCGTTGCAGGCGCTCGAGATTACATAGGCAATAGCGACGGCCCCGCAGCTGGTAAACGTGCTGGAACCGAGGAATGGGTACGCCAAGCAACCAAGTATTCAAATGGCGCGTTATGGAACAACGGCACATACGGGCAACGTGACATTAAAGGCAAACCGGGCACAATGTCAGTACACGCCACAGGCCGCGCTATGGATTTGTCTTACCGCAAAATGGACACTAAAGGCATTAAAGAAGGTCGCGCTGTGTCTAAGGCTTTTATTGACAAAGTACTAGCCAACGCAAACGCTTTCGGCGTACAAATGGTTATTGACTATTTCAGCAAACCTTGGGGCGCGTCATGGCGTTGTGATCGCCAAGCGTGGAAAGTGTACGAAACAAAAACCGTGTCAGGCGCACCCGGTGGCGATTGGTGGCACGTTGAATTGTCGCCCGCCATGGCAGACAACCCCGAAGCCGTAAAAGCCATATTTGAAGCCACGTTTGGGGTATCCACAACCGCGTAACAATGGTTGGCTAGGGTTTTCGTACCGACGGAAAGCCCAATTTATGACCGAGCCACAAACCTTTATTTACGAGTGCTACATAACCACCCTTGAAACAGGGCAGCAAGTTATGGTGCAACTATTCAGAGACCCAAAAACGTTTGATTGCCTACACGTGCAAATGGCATTTAAAAGCCCAGCGTCCGGCACGTGGGGTAACCCTTACCAAATGGAAAGCCGCAACAAATGAACTTGCTACTTAACCACAAGATAACCACAGGCATAATTGCCCTAGTTTTAGTGCTTTCTGTGGCATTGGGCTTTAATAATGCACAGGCCCCCGAGCCAACCCCACAGGTTGTACCAGCGTTTTTACCGTCCACTACGACTACAACCACCACGTTGCCCGCATTGGTCACTACATGCTCGCAGGTTGCGACTTTAGCCTTAGCGTCAGGATTACCGCCAAGCGAACTAGAAACAGCCTTAAAAGTCGCTGTACGCGAAAGCCGTTGCACAAGCGACGCGTTTAACGCCATGGACACCATGGGCGGCAGCGCTGGCATTTACCAAATTAACTACTTTTGGTGCAAGCCCTCGACATATTGGCCTACCGGCTGGTTGCAAGCACAAGGCATTTTGACCAGCTGCAACGAACTATTTAACGCAATAACAAACACCCGTGCCATGGTTGCCATTTGGAACAACAGCGGTTGGCTACCATGGAAAACAGCAAACTAATGCAAGAACAGCCCTACCCCGACAACACCATAAGCGAGGAAACCCGACGCATGTTAGACCCGACACAAAACGCAATAACCAAACACCAAATGGCCGTGTTTGATCTCATAGACGAAATTTGCAGACCAGCACACATACCGTACAAACCAAAACACGCAGACCTAATAGCCCGACTAAAGCGCGTTGCAACTGACCTAGACCTAAGCGGCGACGCAACAGGCTGGCAAACCGTTAGCGAGGCAATCGAAGCGTTAGGCGGCTAACCGTGGTGCAAATACGTTTAACCGACAACGAAATTAACTACGCCTACGCGGTAGCGCAATTGCGTTTAGATTGGGCAGACCAAGCAGGCGCAAAACACAATTACGGCATAAAACCACCCGACGCGCTAAAAGCACACAAAATTGGTTGCATAGGTGAAATGGCGTTAGCCAAACATTTACGCATTGCATGGGGCCACACGTACTACGACAAACAAGCAAACGACGTTGGCGGTTATGAGGTTCGAAGCACGTTGCGCGACAACGGTTGTTTGCTTACACACGAAAGCGACAAACCAGCGATCTACGTTTTAGCCACACTTGACCCGGTAGAGCGCGTAATAAATT